AAACGCACAGGCACAAGGCATCTTTCCGATCTTGATCGATACAGAAAATGCACTTGACGAAAAGTGGCTACACGCACTTGACGTTGATACAAGTCCAGACAAGTTGTTGAAACTTAACATGGCTATGATTGACGATGTAGCAAAGACTATTACAGAATTTGTTGCAGAATACAAAACAATGCCCGAAGACGAGCGTCCTAAAGTATTGTTTATTATCGACAGTCTTGGAATGTTACTGACTCCCACTGATGTTAATCAATTCCAAGCCGGGGATCTTAAAGGTGATATGGGTCGTAAACCTAAAGCACTTACAGCACTTGTTCGTAACTGTGTAAACATGTTTGGTAGCTTAGGTATTGGTCTAGTTGCAACTAATCATACATACGCAAGTCAAGACATGTTTGACCCAGATGATAAAATTAGTGGCGGACAAGGTTTCATTTATGCTAGTTCGATCGTTGTTGCTATGCGTAAGCTGAAATTAAAACTCGATGCAGATGGCAATAAAACTACAACAGTTCAAGGCATTCGTGCCGCTTGTAAGATTATGAAAACTCGGTATGCAAAGCCGTTTGAAAGTGTACAGGTTGAGATTCCGTATGAAACAGGTATGAGCCCATATAGTGGATTAGTTGATTTGTTTGAAGCTAAGGGCCTACTCAAGAAAGAAGGTAACAGTCTTGTATATACTACCAAAGAAGGTGAGATCATTAAACAGTTCCGTAAGGCGTGGGAACGTAATGAGAAAGACGGTCTAGACATTGCGATGGCAGACATTTCACAACATGGTGAAAAATCCGTTTCTGAGATAACTACTACAGTTGACCTTGAAACGGAGGAAGCTCAATGAAAGAAGATTTAATCGCTGACTTATGGCATGTAGTGATTGGACATATACCCGAAAAACAAAGACCGGATGTGGCCACTGATTTTGTGAATACATTGTTGGATTATGGTATCAAAGAAAGTGTATTAGATAGCCTACAGGGAGTTGATCCTTTTCTCGACGAAGCTATTACATATGCCATCGACGGTGAAGAGATCGAAGAAGACGTTGATAGCTATGACGAAGAGGAATAAATGAATTGGTACGACAAGGTTAGCAAAGATATAAGCAACATTCCTGATGCCGCGGCCTATTATGAAGCTGAGTTAATCGAAGCAAAACAAGATGTCCGCATAGCGGGTAACATCGAGAAGGCAAGTTCGCAAATGCCCGGCATTGTAGAAGAACGCTTTAATCAACTTCAAGAAATTGAAGGTATCCTTGAGTACCTGAACATTGAACTCCGTAGACTTCGCAGTCAGCATTTTCGTAAATATCTCGAAAACTATCAGCGAGCTTTGTCTTCTAGAGACTGTGAAAAGTTTGTAGAAGGCGAAGCTGACGTTGTAGACTTTGAAAAAATTATCAACGACTTTGCCTTACTTCGTAATAAATGGTTAGGCATTATCAAAGCACTTGATCAAAAGCAATGGCATCTAAGTAACATTGTTAAACTACGAGTGTCTGGATTGGAAGACGCCAGTCTTTAAATACGGTATAATATACGCAGATAAATATCTGCATGAAACGCATTGTACTAATCACAGGGGGTTTCGACCCCCTTCATTCTGGGCACATTGCCTATATCAAAGCAGCTAGGGAACTTGGCGATTTGCTAATTGTCGGAGTTAACTCTGACGAATGGCTGCGGCGAAAGAAAGGGCAAGAATTTATGCCCTGGGAAGAACGTGCAACAATTATATCGGCACTACATAATGTTGAAAGAGTTATCAACTTTGATGATAGCGATAACAGCGCCAAGGATGCTATTAGAAAAGTTAGAGCAATACATCCTCATGCTCAAATAATCTTTGCCAATGGTGGGGATCGCACAGACAAAAATATTCCAGAAATGGAAATGTTAAAAGAGATGCTGATGCTAAACTTTGTGTTTGGTGTAGGAGGCGAGGATAAGAAAAATTCAAGTAGTTGGATTCTTCAAGAATGGAAAGCTCCTAAAACTGAACGGTTGTGGGGTTACTATCGTGTCCTACACGAAGTGTCGGGAATGAAAGTGAAAGAACTTACAGTTAATCCTGGAAAAAGTTTAAGTATGCAACGACATCAACATCGTGCAGAATATTGGATTGTTAGTGAAGGACAATGCAGTGTTAACCTAGAAGGTGATATTCTGAAAAATTTAGAGCAGCATAATACAATTGATATTCCTATAGGTTGTTGGCATCAATTATCAAATCCTTTTGATATTCCCTGTAGAATAGTCGAAATACAATACGGTGATAGCTGTATTGAAGAGGATATTGAAAGAAAATGAAAGATTGGATTTTTTTAAGTAAAGATGGCACCGACGATTATATAGAAAAACTTGCTCGATCTTGTGGCGGAAAGATTACATCCACTGATGATTTTGTTTACGAGGATTCAACCCAACCTATTGTGTTACGTGGAATATTAAAACACAAAATAATGAAACGCTGTTGGGACGAAGGTAGAGATTTCTATTACATGGATACCGGTTACTTTGGCAACGAAACAACCGCACAAAATCCCAACGGATGGAAGTACTGGCATCGTATTGTAAAGAATAACCTACAACACGGGGATATTATTGTTCGACCAGACGACCGTTGGAAACAATTTAATAAAACATTTGCTCCGTGGAAGAAAGACGGCCGCAAGATTTTAATTGCTAAACCCGACGAAAAACCCTGTAAGTTTTACGGAATTGATCTCGAACAATGGACGCAGGAAACTGTAGCAACAATTAAAAAATATACAGATAGGCCTGTAGAAATACGCGAACGTGCTCCAAAGCGTATTGATCGCACAGTCGGTAATACTCTAAAGCAAGCTCTTGATGATGATGTATTTGCCTTGGTAACTTTTAACTCTAATGCTGCCACAGAAGCTGTTATGTACGGCTATCCGGTTTTTTCATTAGCACCATGTAATGCTGCTGGGCCAGTGTCATCTAACGATCTAAGCCAAATTGAAAAACCCTACTATCCCGATCAAGATAAATTATATAGTTGGGCCTGTCACTTGGCCTACGGTCAATTCCATAATACCGAATTACGATCCGGTGCTGCATTAAACATGATACAAGGATATTTATGAAAGTTTTTGTTGGGTATGATCCGCGCGAAGATATTGCTTACCGAGTGTGCGAATACAGTATCAAGGCGAGAAACGCCGGAGTCGAAGTTATTCCTCTCAAGCAATCTGAATTAAGAAAATCAGGCGTTTATACCAGAGAACCAGATGCGTTAAGTTCCACAGAATTTACGTTTACTCGATTTCTTGTCCCTCATCTAACAGGCTATACTGGATGGGCAATGTTTGTCGACTGTGATTTTTTATTCCAATGTGATGTTGCGGAGATATTTAATCAAGCCGACGATCAATATGCAGTTATGTGTGTAAAACATGATTATACTCCACAAGAAGGCGACAAAATGGACGGATGCAAACAGATGCCGTACCCAAGAAAAAATTGGAGTTCGATGATTTTATGGAATTGCGGTCATCCAGCTAACGCTTGTCTTACACCTGAGGTGGTTAATAATGAACATAATTCAGGTCAATATTTTCATAGATTTCATTGGCTGGCCGACTCATGTTTCATCGGAGATCTGTCTCATGAATATAATTGGTTAGTAAACTGGTACCACGAACCTCAAGATGGTCATGCCAAGGCTATACATTACACAGAGGGAGGACCGTGGTTTGAAAATTACAAACACTGTGAGTATGGCTATCAGTGGGCTATTGAACATGCTGCAATGATTGAGGCAGCAAAGCCGACACCGGTACCGAATCTGTTTACCCACATACCAAAAGATATCGAGACCGTTTTTAAAAAAATACTAAAGTATAGAGTTGATCCATCCGGAGAAATTTATAACACCACCGTTGACAATGTAATTGGGGATATTAAAATGTTAGACAATAATGCAGCAGTAGCCGTTGACGGCGGTAGAGATCCCAACGACGGCAAGGGTGTGGGTTGGGATCCATACATGGAATCTTTTATTCTTGGGTGCGGTGGCACAATCACTAACTATGATAAAATATCAGAGTCAATGGTTCCGGTTGTCTTTAGAGGCATCACTAAGGCTAAACATATGAAAGCCTGTGCAGAAAAAGGCAGAGATTATTACTATATTGATACTGGATATTTTGGCAATGTTCGTAAAAAGTTCTTTCATCGCATCACTAAAAACGCCATGCAAAACATTGGTCCTGTTATTGAAAGACCGTTTGATCGTTTAGAAGCAACGGGTTGGCACCGTAGTAAATTTAGAAAAGGACGTAACATTTTATTATGTCCTCCGAGTGCAAAAGCTATGAGTGCATTTGGTCTTGAACTTGATGCATGGATGTTAGAAACTATTGCGACAATTAAAACATATACTGATCGTCCAATTGTTGTTCGAAATAAAGTCAGTCGCCGTGAGCGAACTGCAACAGATACCATGGAAATGGCTCTTGCAAACGACGTACATTGTCTTGTAACTTTCAATAGTATTGCGGCAACCGAAGCAATATTATTAGGTAAACCAGCATTTACCCTTGGGCCAAATGCTGCACATGCAGTGAGTTTATCAGATCTTTCATTAATCGAAACTCCGAAATTTCCAGAGGCCGAGGAAGTCGAAGCATGGGCTGCACACTTATCATACTGTCAATTCTCTGAAGCAGAAATGAGAGACGGAACTGCATGGCGTATCTTGAATGATAATGATATAACTCTCTGGCAACCTAATCAAGGATAATAATGTTTGATGTTGTTGTTTACCTAAGTTCCTTACATAAACAAACACCTGGTAGAAAGGTAGATACCCTCACAGCATTTGCCGATGGTGCAAAATCGCACGGAGCTCGGGTACATATCGAAACTCAATACGTGATACAACGTGCAAAACTAGCAGTAATTCTTGGTTGGCCGAGTCCGATCCAAACGACAGAAAATATTAAATTACGTGCCAAGATAGTTGAACATCAGCGGCAACAAAATAATCACATTATGGCCATAGACGCCAATTGCTTTAAATTCAAAGACCTTGACAGCAAATATCTAAGATACAGTATTAACGGTGTTGATTACGACTCAAGCGAGTACGCTAACAAAAACTCTGACTCTGTCCGTTGGGATATTTTATCACGTGACATCGGTCTTAATATAAAAGACTGGAAGCGAGACGGAGAATATATTTTATTCTTGGTGCAACGTGACGGTGGTTGGAGCATGAAGGGACTAAGTCCTGTAGAATGGACTAGACAAAAAATAGAAGCTGTGAGACAGGTATCTAATCTTCCAATAGTGCTTAGACCGCATCCCGGAAAAATAGCAGATCTAAGACCACTGCTGCGACCCGGAGTAACAATCAGCGACAGTACTAAAATTCCAATAGAACATGATCTAAGACGAGCCAAAGCAGCATTTGTGTTTAACAGTAGTAGTGGAGTTGCGTCGATCTTAGAAGGCGTGCCGCTATGGGTAGATGACAGCAGTAGTGTATGCTGGGATGTTGCCAATTACAATATTGGAGATATTGAGCATTCAAAGCAGCCTGACAGAAGCCAATGGATTAATGATCTAGCAGCTTGCCATTGGACTGATGAAGAAAGTCGACAAGGTCTTGTTTACAAACAGTTCTTGCCTTACTTAACGTAGTTTACCAATAGCAGTATCTAATGCATCGCTGATGTGTTGTATTGGAAATACTGAAAATAATTTATCAACATTCATTACACAATTAGATCTTGGTGCAACGATTGCAGCTCTAAATTCATCTCTAGTGAACCATTCTTTCTCTAGTCCAAGTTTGTCGGCAACATGTTTAGTAGTGGCAGATCCTGGATTACAAACATTATAAATTCCGCCGGCTGGTTTATTCACCGCAAAATATACAGCCACCTTGGCTACATCAACTACGTAACTAAATGAGTTTTCGTAGTCAATTAATTTTTGATAGTTTGATAATTTTGTAAAAATATTCTTAGATTCGTGTGTATCGCCAAATGGCATGCGGATCCTTAATAGATACGACTTGTTGAGATAAGGCGCCATTAGTGTTTGAAACAATGCCTTTGATCCGCTGTAAAAAGATCCATTATTAAAATCAAAATTAGGAGCGTCTTCTTCAGTCCAGCCGCCGGGTTTGTAACCAGTATACACACATCCGCTGGTAATGTGTACAATAGG